AGAGAGTTTTGGTACAAACATTGTTATAATGAACTTGCATCTCAGCAAAGAACAGTGTATTATATAAGTTGTATAAGAATGATACTAGAAGGTAAGTCTATTCCATATACTATGAGTTCTAGTTTTAATATAGATATCAATGAACCCTTTAGCAATTGGTTATGTCCGGGATCTAGTATGCAAACAGAACTAGCTCACTTACCTAAAGCAGATATCCATGGTCATCCTGGTATAGAAGGACAAACATTGTGGGCAAATTTAATGTTAGAGAGTATAAATGAAACCTTGCGTACTGCACGTTAAAGATGAAGTAAACGTCAAGATAGAAGGTTTAGATTTGGATACCAGGCGTAAGCTGAGTAACCGGTTTAAGTATGACATTCCTGGTGCTAGATATATGCCGGCAGTTAGATTAGGTCGCTGGGACGGCAAGGTTGCTTTTTTCCAAATGGGAGGCAGTACTTACATTAACTTGTTACCAGAAATTCTTCCTGTATTGCAGAGTGACGGATATGATGTTACGTTAAACGACTTACGTGATTATCAGATAGACCTGGATTTAGAGCCTGTAACAGCAGATAGTTATGCTGAGTTTTCATGGCCTGACAAACATCCAGCCGCAGGGCAACCTATTATGTTGCGTGACTATCAGGTAGATGTTATTAATAACTTCCTAAAGAATCCACAGAGCATGCAGGAAGTAGCAACAGGTGCTGGTAAGACACTTATTACAGCCGTGCTAAGTCACAGATGCGAAGCACATGGCAGAACAGTTATTATTGTTCCTAACAAGAGCCTGGTAACGCAAACTGAAGAAGACTACATTAACATGGGATTAGATGTTGGCGTATATTATGGTGACCGCAAGGAGTTTGGCAAAACACACACCATTTGTACCTGGCAGAGTTTAAACATACTGTTAAAAAATACCAAGAATCAGAGAGCAGAGGTTACTATTGGAGACTTCCTAGAAGATGTAGTTTGCATTATGGTAGACGAAGTACACATGGCAAAAGCAGATGCACTCAAGACATTGTTAACAGGAGTAATGAGTCATATACCTGTACGCTGGGGATTAACTGGGACAATACCCAAGGAAGATTTCGAAAAGCAAAGTTTGTTTTGTAGCATTGGACCAGTAACCGGCAGCATCAGTGCTAAAGAGTTGCAAGACAAAGGAGTTCTTGCAAATTGCGAAGTGAATGTGTTACAATTAATAGATGTAAAAGAGTATACAAACTATCAGAGTGAACTTAAATACTTACTGGAAGCTACTGATAGATTAGATTACATTGGTGGTGTAATAGATAATATTAAAGATACCGGTAATACGCTGGTACTAGTGGACAGAATAAATGCAGGAAAAGAATTACAGAAAAGGATTCCGTCTTCCGTTTTTGTTAGCGGTGGAACGAAGGCACAAGAACGCAAGGATCATTATGATGAGGTGGCTGACGCAACTGGTAAAGTTATTATTGCTACTTATGGTGTTGCCAGTGTTGGTATTAATATTCCCCGTATATTTAATCTGGTACTGTTGGAACCGGGAAAAAGTTTCGTCCGTGTTATCCAAAGTATCGGAAGAGGAATTAGAAAAGCAGAAGACAAAGACTTTGTCCAGATATGGGATGTTACATCGACGTGTAGGTTCGCGAAGAGGCACCTTACCAAAAGGAAAGCATTCTATAAAGAAGCAAACTACCCCTTTACGGTTCAAAAAGTAGACTGGACTTAATTAATAAACTTATGAATATAACAAGGATAACTTTATGCGAATTTTAACACTAGAAGATACAGCCTACGAAATGAATGAAATACCTGACGAGGTAGAGGATCTTCTATTTGCTATCCTAGACAACAGTGATCCGCAAAACCCAGATTACTTTTTTAGACCTCTTATATTTTTGGAGAGTTTCAATGCTCCAGCTCTGGTATTGGATATTGCTGGCAACAGAATTAAGATGCCAGTTGATTGGAAAATCCTTATAGGGGAACCAGATCATGGCGATTTAGAAATGGCAAATTTAAGTAGTTTAAACGATCGTGGATTCAAGGCTTTTAGTTTTAATCCTATTAGCGGCTTTATTGCTGACTACTTGCCCATAGACATTGTAGATTTGTACACAGATGTAAAATGGTTCTTTCCTAAACTTAAACAAGGGCAAATATTAGCTATCCCTATTCAAGTTGGTAACAAACCCAAATGTGTTTATTGTGCTAAAGAAATAAACAAGCAAAATGAAGTTGTAGATATTACCAAGGCATTTTAAACATGGGTCAACAGTTATATCGGTTGATCAAAAAGAACGATTACAGACAATTTGAGTATCGTGTTAATCCAGAAAATGACACTCACTATTTTATAATTAGAGATTTTTTCCCACGTTTGGAAAAATATTTTAAAGATCGACCTCAAATACAAGCAGAACGTAAAATATACAGTAGTAACAGTAACAGGTACTATACTATAACATTTGCTGACTTAGCGGAAGCCCGCATGTTTGAGTTGCATTTTGCAGAACATATAAGAACTAACGGTACAAGATATGATTGACGAAGAAAAATACGCAAAGTTATACCATGAATATATATTCGGTATTGGAGTAAACGACCAGCATCCATCAGAAGCTGGCTTTAACGCCTTTGTTGAGTGGCGTAAAAAAATAGAAAAATGCTTGGATGATGCTGAAATAAATGACTGATTTACCTCTTAACCAAGTTCTGGGCGCACTGGATAACAAGGACATGGAGTTTTGGGATCGTTGCACTCCAGAACAGCAAAAGAAAATTGCACCCTTCTTGTTGAATCGTTATATGAGTCTGGTAAAAGGTAATACAGAACTAGCGTCATATTACTTAATGGCTACTAACCAACGTGTTAATTCTAGTTACTTTGCACTAAACAAACATCCTAAATTGGTATGGCAATTGTTGTGTACAGTGAGTCCTGGCATGGGAAAACAATTCCATCAGTGGGTAGGCAATAAGAAAAAGAAGAAAGACAAGAGTAACGAGATACGCAAGACACTGGCTGAGATGTATCCCAATATGAAAAATGATGAACTGGACTTAATGACCAGTATCACTACTACTAAAGAACTAAAAGCTCACGCAGAAGCAAGTGGCATGTAATTGTGTTTGATTATTCTCGTATAAATCATGTTTTATATCCATCTGGCACTGGTGGAAAATTTTTGATAAACTGTCTGTCATTAAATGATAATGCAGTTTTGCAATGTAGTGAATTAGCACAACGTCAAATTAACAGTGACTTTAATGTCAATGATAAAATAAATTATATTCATGATCAACTAGAAATAGCAAGACAGACTGGTAAATGGACTGATCTGTTTCTAGGAGATGTTCAACTTACTGGCATGGACAATAAGTGCTATATTAACTCATATCCAGAATTTGTAAAAAGAAAACTTAACAGATCAGTATTACAAGACTGTATATCAAATAAATTACACTTTTTTACAGTTGCTCATAATTTTCTTCTATTAGAAGGTCAAAGGAAATATTGGACAAATGGAAAGCTAATAGTTTTTAAAAACTACCATAATTTTTTAAATTGCAGATTCCACGGAGCAAAGATTTTCCAAGTATTAGATCAATGGAATCAATGTAAAGGCGCAGATTGGGGAGATATGCCTGTAAGTTTATCCGCATACAACTCGTTACCGAAAATTGTTTATGACGAGTTAATCGATAGCTATGCTTTTTTAAATAAAGAATTACGCATATATTTAGAAGATAAAGAATTTTTAGACGATCTTTGGAGTATATATTTAAAAGATTTAGGCAAGACTGATAATTTTTTTGAGTTTGATGTTGACTATGCATATAGTAACAGCGATAACTTTTACAAAACTTATACTAAAATTTGCAATTATCTTGTCTTACCAGCCGCTGACCAGAGTACTATAACTCAATACTTTAATATGTGGGAAGAAACAATTAATCTGCTAGCAGAAAAAAATCGAAATGACAGATTATGAGCGACTTGACTAACGTTATAGTAGATGCTATAATGAATAAACAAATGGTAGATAAAGAGTTTGAATGTCGTTACTGTGGCAAAAAGTATCGCAAGGAAAGTACCCTTGCGGCACATCTTTGTGAGCCAAAGCGCAGAGCACAACAGGAAAAAGAACCTGGTGTGCAGATTGGATTAGCGGCATATCTGCGTTTTTATGAGATAACACAGGGGTCAGCTAAGTTCAAAACATATGCAGACTTTGCGACTGGTCCATACTATAATGCAT